GGCATGGTGGCCAAGAAAACGGCGGGTGCTGATTGGTTTGAAGACCCGAACATGGCGAATTACACCTCCGGAGTCCTTACCGGTACGCCAGTTCTGGCTGGTGCCACTTCGCCTACGGGAGGCACGGCGCTTCTCACCTCAGGCTGGGCACAGTCCGGTACGTTCGAAATCTCAGGCCTCACCGGAACCACGGCAGCTTGTGTGGTAGGCGATGTCCTGCAGGTCAAGGGTGTCTATCCGGTCAATCCCCAGAACCGCAGCCAGTACAGCAATACCTTGAAGCAATTCGTGGTGCTGCCACCTGGCGGTTATCAGCAAGTGGCCGGTGTTGCCACCCCTGGTGGCCCACAGTTTGCCACCGCAACCTTGGTTCACGGCACCTTCAATGCGGCCACCGGCGTTTACACTTCAAGCGGTGGCGGATTACTCACCGTAACGGTGGGCGATTGCTTGATCTCAGGAGGTCAGTTCCAGAACTCAAGCGCAGCTCCGGTATCGCCCTACACCATTACGATCAACGGACAGTCGGGATTGGGAGTGGCGACCAATACCACGCAGAACCTCTTTTTCCATCGGGATGCCTTCGCTATGGGCATTGTGGACTTGCCGCTGCCTCGAGGCGGGGGAGCCGAGGGCACGCGGGTATACGATGAGGATCTAGGCATCTCGATTCGCATCATCGATGCCTACACGGTCAATAACGATGCGCAGCCCACACGCCTTGATATCGCGTACGGGTTTGCAAGTTTGTACCGCAGCATGGCTTACCGGATCGCAGGATAGGAGCAATCAATGGCATTCCCCGCTTCAACGAACGTCGATGGCTCCAATCCCGGTCCCAACAGTGCGGCGCTGCCCGATACGGTGCAGATGCCCACGGGCAATATCTGGAAGATCGGAATCTTTTCGATCACGCTCTCCCCTGCTGCTTTGGGCGCCACGACCAATGGTGAACAGACCTTTGCCGCCACCGGCATCGGGCTACTCACCACGGACTTGGTAGTGGTCCAGAAGCCATCGACCAATGCCGGCATTCTGATCGGCGGCTCCCGGGTCTCTGCGGCCGATACCCTCGCGATCAACTTTGCGAATATCTCAGGCGGCACGCTCACTCCGACAGCGTCTGAGGTCTACAAAGTCGGCGTGTTTCGCATTCAGCCGAACTGGTCAGCGCCTGCGACGGGAAATCAGCTCGACTGGTAACATGGAATCCTCTGGTCCCGTCGTCCTGTTTGCGACGCCGACCTTCGATAAGTCGGTCTCGGTGGACTATCACACCTCCATGCTTAGCACTTATGCGAAGCTATGGAAGGCCGGAATTGCGTGTGATTCCTACGTGGTGGCTGGGCATCAGTGGGTCGATGTCGTTCGCAATCAGTGCGTGGATTATTTCTTAAACCACGAGGTCAAATTCACTCACCTTGTGTTCATCGATTCAGACCAGGGATGGGATGCCAATGTCATTGAACGTATCGTGCGGGATCCGCATGCAGTAGTAGCGGCTTGTCCGCCTAAGAAGAGCGATAAGTTGAGTTTTCATTCGGACGGCATGACGGGCGTTATCGAAGGACATCTATTCCAAGCCCAATATGCGGGCACGGGTCTTATGAGCATTCGCCGTGAGGTGTTTGCACGGCTCGATAAGGCTCACCCTGACCTTGCTGAACTGACAGGCAGTGGCCCGTACACCTGGCCGCATACTCCGTATTTTCAGACCGGGAATACCAAGTATGGAAAGTTGGGTGAGGATGTCTTTTTCTGCCGCTTGGTGCGAGCGATCGGCGAATACATCTGGATTGATTCGGATGTGAATTTCCGCCATTTTGGCCACAAGCGCTGGGAAGGCAATTTGTACGAACATTTGGTGAAGACCGGCGTGTTGAGCGTCGCATAAGGAAGTATTTATGGCAAATCCGACTACCATTCCCAGAGGCAACATCGTTGGCAACTGGGTATTGGCTACGACTTTAAGCCCTAGTGCCTTAGGAGCCACGACGACCTCAGAGCAGACCTTCACGGTGACGGGGCTACAATTGGGGGATTTTATCGATGTCGCGAAGCCCTCGCATCAGCCGGGGATTGCACTGGGGAATGCTCGGGTGAGCGCGGCCAATACGCTGGCACTGGAATTTACGAACCTCTCCGGAGGTACGTTGACGCCTACGGCGTCTGAAACCTATTTCGTCGGCGTGACGAGGCCTGAGAATTTAAATGCCGCAGGGACTGCTTCGGCCTTAACGCAGATCACATGACATGTCTGAAACACGCCCCTTTGCGCCTGTATACCTGCCGACAACCACGACTGGGGTTCAAGGCGGCGTTCTTGAGAGCGTTACGGTTACTGGCACCAATGCGAGTGCTACGGCGACTCCAGCCTTTAGCGGCAATGTAGCGGGCGGCATTCAGCAGATAAGGGTAGCCAATAAAACCACTGCCTGGGCGCATATTGAATTTGGAGTCTACGGGAATGTCGAGGCTGCGACAGTAGCGGATAGCCTTTGCGTGGCTCCCGGATCAGTTGAAATCTTCTCTGTCGCAGCAGAAGTGAGCGGTGCCTCAGTGATTCTAGATGCAGCTCCAGGGACTGCGACCGCTATAATTTTTACTCGCGGCGAGGGAATGTGAAGCGTTTTGCGCTCATTCTCGCCCTCTTAGCGGGCGCTCTCGTTCATGCCGATACGAAAACGCCAGGCAGCGGGAGTGTGGCCATCGGCAATCTGGCCCCTATTGCCTCCGGCACCGTCCTTGGCAATTCCTCAGGCTCACCTGCGGCGCCGTCAGCGCTGTCAAGCCTTAATGTGAGTGGTGGATATTTCAGCACAGGTAATTTCAGTTTTACTGGAAATTATCTCGGCCCCACGGCTGGCACAAATATCTATGGCTGGTCCGGAACCATGTCTGGGACCAACTCAACCAGTACGCCATTACCAGGGGTAAACGCGCTTGATTTCAATGTGACTGCCGATACTTACGTTAATCAAGTAGGGGATCAATTAGTCAATGTTTTAGGATTGCAGCATAATTTTGGTGGTGCATTTCAAGGCAGCGCTAATGCACTATCTGCGAATACGATCTTGACTGCACCTACTGCAAATACAATCGGGACTGGCCAATATGGGGTAGGTGTATTTGTTGGTCAGTTCAGCAGCGGTGATAATGGAACTCTTGGAACTCCATCGGGTTCGTTGTTTGGTATAAACCCTAATCTTCGACTATTGAGCAATGTCACATATGCGCAACAAATGGTGGGGGAAGAGATAGATGTTAATGCTCAAGGCAGTGCATTAACTTCTGTTTCTATTACGGGCACTGCTGGGCAATTCAGTGCGACATCTTCTATCGCTCTTCTCGTTGGACAAGCTGTCGCTATTTCCGGCACGTTAGGGGGCAGTGGAACTATTACTGGATATACCAACCCGTCGCTATATCTTATTTCGGTGACCAATGGGACGACGACATTCACCCTTACCACAGTGACAGGTGGTGCAATTGTCACAACAGCTGGAACACCAACTGGATTGACTTATGTGGTTGGTGCGAGCGTAAGCGATATCATCGGTCAGCAAATCGTCCAAGGAGGGACTGATGTACCGGGACGTAGAGTAAATCTTGGATATTCTGTTAACACAGGAACAGGAACAGTGCCCGGGTTAGATATCGACTTTGTTGATGGTGGATACTCAGGGTTTAGCGGCGTTGCTCCCAATGGTACTATTTTGGGAGTATGGCCGCACGCGCAGAATCGGCCTGCGACAGGCGTAAGCGCTGGGACGACTGGATGCGGTGTTGACTTTGCGGGATTGTGCTTAGGTGGATCAAAAACATTTACTACTGCTGCGTTTGCGGCCCCTGGGTTCAAGGTAGATGGTTCAGGACATATTCTAAATTCTGTGGCTGGTGGGACTGTCTATTTAGGTGCTGATATTGCTGGAATATACAATGGGGCTTGCGTTGTTCCACAGACAACTGGAACTGCTCCTGTCATTAGAGGCTGCGGGGTAGATACAAATCGCCCTTTGCAAGTGGAAGGATCTGGCACAGGTAATGTACAACTTGGAAACACTACAGATGGGATTTCTGCGCGTGTGCTTGATTGCGGTGGTGCTTGCGTCAACATTGCGGCAATCTATGGTAGTACTACTGGAACGCCCGTTACTGTATCAAATCAGACAGGTGACACTAGTGGTTTAGGATTAGGTATTACGCTCGCAGGGCGTGTAGCGACCACTAATGGTGCTGGTGGTCCAGTCTTGGTTTCTGGTGGAAATGGGTTTGGGACCGCAGGCAACGGCGGAGCGATTAATCTTACTGCTGGCAACGGTGGCGCAACTTCCGGCAATGGTGGCAATATTGTATTGACTGCTGGCACTGTAACGAGCGGCACGGCAGGGAATATTCAACTTGTGGGCGTAACAACCGGCACGAATGCAGATTTTCTCTGCTATTCGGCGGGTAATGTGGTGCTGCTGCAATCATCCGCCTGCACGATATCCTCGAAGCGCTTCAAGGAAGAAATCGTTGATATGCAAGGCAGCGCTCTGCCCGCACTCGACAAAATGGAAGTTGCCAGCTTTCGCCTAAAAGACACGCATAACACCGATCCTAACGCACGTTCCAAGCAGGTCGGTCTCATTGCCGAGAACATTGCTGAGGTCGCCCCTGAATGTGCGATCTACGAGGACGATATGAAGACGCCCAAGAGCTACCGGCAGGAGTGCGTGATTGCGTTGCTGGTCAAGGCGATCCAGGAGCAGCAGGAGGAGGTCGATCAATTGAAACGGGAAATTAAACGGCAGCATCACTAGTGATCCACCCCCACGGCCGAAGTAGAACTTATGTCGTCCTTCAATAAATTCAACGCCTGGGCGGTCAACATCGCAAGTGGCGTGAATCTCGCATCCGATGTCTGCAAACTGCTGCTGACCAATACGCTGCCTGTTGCAGCCAATTCGTTGTACGGCGATATCAGCGGCACGGAGTTAGCCTCAGGCAATGGCTATACCACGGGAGGGGCATCGATCACGGCACCTTCCTATACGCAAACAGGGGGACTTGCCACCTTTACTGGAACGGTAGCAAGTCCCACTTGGACCTCAGGGGCTGGGGGTATGGGGCCATTTCGCTATGTGGTTGCCTATGATTCGACACCCAGTTCCCCAAACAAGCCTTTGATTGGCTGGTGGGATTACGGTTCTTCGCTCACTCTAACCTCGGGCCAAACTTTCACTTTTACAGTCAATACCGGCCTCTTCACGCTGCAGTAAAGCTATGAGCCGGGGCCTCACTTTAAGCGGATTCGGCTTTCAGATTCCGGCCGCTCCGGGCGCATTTGCATTGACCGGGCAATCAGCCGCCTTAGGCGGTGGTGCTCCTGGCTATGACGGCACGGTTGCGGTAAGTGGCAACGGCTTGGTCAATGGCCATGGGATTTCCTTGCAGCTTCGTGGCTCGAACTTGCAGCAGCACGCTTATGGCATGGTGGTCGCGGATACCCTCTTAAGTCCCTCGAACGTGCCTGAGGCAGGACGCGGCATCAACGGCGGCAATGAAAGAAATGGTACCAACAGCGGCAATGTGGTGACCGCAGGCCCGGTGCTTTCCTACATACAGAACGCGAAAATGAACTGTATGCGGATCGGCATTAATGAGGCATCGTGGCTTGGGTATACGACCTATGACACGGCAGGGGTATCGAACAACCCCAATAACTACGGGGCGTTCCCAAACTTAGACTATCAGCATCAGATCACCCAGCAGATCGCGGCTTTAAATTCTGCCGGTTGCTACGTCATTTTGACGCTCGCCTTCACACACCCTGGCCTTTTGATCACCGATGGACAGGATACGATGGCGGATCAGGACCACAGCATCCAGTGCTGGACCTCGATAGCAAACCTCTACGGATATCCGAATGGCACGGCCTTAAAGCGCAATGGCGGGACGGTCGATGATCGGTCGGTGCTCTTTGAGCTCTTTAATGAACCGTTTGTCTTTGGTGGGAGCGCTTGGTCCCTGCTCATGAATGGGGGTTTCTGGAACAATTACTATCAGCGAAATTCACCCTTCATCAAGCTGACCGGGCTTCCGGTCACCGGTCTTTCCGGCACCTTTACACCCGGTGAGGCATTTACCGTGGCTGGCGCGTCAACCGCTGGTACGGTCGCCAATTACTACCACAACAACACCACTGGCTTGGGCTCGAGTGGCCTTAATTACCTGCATGTCTTCAATGTGACGGGCACCAATACGAGCGGGAACTTGTTCACAACGGCTGTCCCCATTCCGGTGGGCACGACGATCACGGGTTCCACCTCCGGTGCCACCTGTCAGATCGCGAATGTACAGAGCGGTCAGTATGGCTGGTGGGTGGCCGGCCACGCCCAGATGATGGCCGCCATTCGGGCCACGGGAGCTTGGAATCCGTGCTTACTTTCAGGCCTTGACTACAACAAGGATTTGACCTCCTGGGCGGCGAATGCGCCGAGCGATTCGACACAACCGGCAGGCTATTCGGGTCCTGGCTGGAGCTCGCAGATGTGCTGCTGCTGGCATCCCTATCCGATCTATTCATCCATCACCGCGATCAACAGTATTGCGAATGGCGGATCGGGTTATGCGGTCAATGACACGATCTTACTTAAAATGGATGAAAGCGGCGGCGCATTATCGGGCAATTGCTACTGGCAGGCGCAACTGAAAGTCACTGGCATCACCGGCAGTGCGGTCAATGCAGTCAGCATCAACAGTTATGTGGGGGGAACCCCAGGGGTTTCAGGGGGTAATTCCTCACAGTTCAACGTAGGAACCGGTGGGGTATGGGCCTCGGATCATCTGCCGAGTAATCCCAT